CTTGCTAGTAGAAAACAAATTGGTGAATACCTTATAGACTTTGGATGGAAACCAAAAAAGTTTACACCTACTGGTCAGCCTATTGTAGATGAAAGTACTTTAGAAAAAGTTAAAGGTATACCAGAAGCTACACTTATATCTGAGTTTATGATGTTACAAAAAAGAGTAGCACAAGTTTCTTCTTGGTTAGAATTATCTAAGGATAGCAGGGTTCATGGATTTGTTATACCTAACGGAGCTATCACAGGAAGAATGACACACCGCAGTCCAAACGTTGCTCAAACACCAAGCTCTAATAAACCTTATGGTAAAGAATGTAGAGAATGTTGGACAGTACCAGAAGGATATAAGTTAGTAGGTATAGATGCATCTGGTTTGGAGCTTAGAGTATTAGCACATTACATGAAGAATAAGGAATACATAAATGAAATCGTCAACGGAGATATTCACACAACAAATCAAAACCTTGCTAGACTTGGATCACGCAGTCAGGCTAAAACTTTCATCTATGCCCTCATCTACGGAGCAGGAGATGCAAAAATTGGAAGTGTGGTTGGAGGAAATGCTAAAGCAGGTGCAACACTTAGATCTAGTTTTATCCGCAATTTACCCTCGCTTGGAAATCTTACAACTTCTGTTGAAAGAGCGGCACAAACAAGAAAGTATCTTAAAGCATTAGACGGTAGAGTAATACATATTAGAAAAGTTTATTCTGCTTTGAATACTTTATTGCAAGGAGGAGGTGCTGTTATTATGAAGACTGCACTTGTCTTATTAGATAATCGCATAAAAGAACTTGGACTAAATGCACATTTTGTAGCTAATGTACATGATGAATGGCAGATAGAAGTTAAAGAAGATCAAGCTGATCAAGTAGGGCAACTAGGAGTCCAGGCTATAAGAGATACACAACAAGTTTTAAATCTTAATTGCCCTTTAGATGGAGAGTATCAAATAGGAGATAACTGGAGTGAAACACACTGAACAATTAAATCTTTTTAAGATAGATAATTCAATGTATGTAGAAAAAGAAAGTGATACAATAAGATGTAGACATTGTAATATTAAAAAAGATAAAAAGTTTTTTGGTATTAGAAACAAAGTAGCAGAAGGAACAGAACCTTCTCGCCATACAATATGTTCAGAGTGTAAAATTAGTAAAGATAAAACAGTAGATATGTTAAGGCAAACAAATCCTTTTCCTACTGATCCAAACTATCAATGTCCTTTATGTTTAAGAGATGAAAAAGAATTAAAAAGAAATGGTAGATGGAAAAAATTAACTCCTTGGACATTAGATCATTGTCATGATACTGAAACGTTTAGAGGATATATCTGCCATGATTGTAACACAGCATTAGGTAGAGTATTAGATAGTACAGATACTCTTAAAAGATGTATTAAATATTTAAAAGGAAAATTAAAATGAAGAAATTAGATACAGTAGTAGAAGACATCTATAAAGAAGTATCTAAAATTAGTGACGGTAAAACTTTAAAGGTTACTGAGAAACAATTAGATGAATTTGCAGCAGGTATGAAGTCAGCTATGAAACATTGGCTTACTCCCAGAGAAGTAAAGAAACCATACTTACGCATGTCTAATATAGGTAAGCCTGAAAGACAGCTTTGGTATGATATGAAATTAGATCCTAAAGAAAATATTATAGATGCTTCTACTCAAATTAAATTTTTGTATGGTCACTTACTAGAAGAAGTTGTTTTGTTCTTGGTTAATTTATCAGGACATAAAATAACAGATCAACAAAAAGAAGTTAAAGTTAAAGGAATCAAAGGGCATATGGATTGTAAGATAGATGGAGAAGTTGTAGATATTAAGTCAGCTTCTAACTTTGCCTTTAGAAAATTTAAAGATGGTACACTACCTAACAAAGATTCTTTTGGTTATCTTGCACAGCTTGCAGGCTACGAAGAAGCAGAACAATCTACAGGTGGAGGCTTCTTAGCTATTAACAAAGAGTCAGGGGAACTAAGTTTATTTAAACCTCAGAGTTTAGATAAGCCTAACATTAAACAAAAGATTGATACCCTTAATAAACAATTAAAAAAGAAAACACCTCCTGCTAGATGCCATGATACTGTACCTAATGGATCTTATGGTAACATGCAGTTACCTACAGAATGTAAATGGTGTCCACATAAATTTGTATGTCATGCAGATGCTAATGAAGGTAAAGGTTTAAGAACTTTTAAATACTCTACAGGCTTTACATATCTAACTAAAGTTGTACGTTTACCTAAAGTAGAAGAAGTGCATGCCTAGAAGATTTCCACGCAAGGTAAGGCCTAGAGAAAAGAATGTTCCTAAAGGATATGATAGTAAATGGGAATATACTTTACATCAAACTTTACTTAAGTCTTGGAATCATCATACAGATAAAGTACCTTACATTGTAGAACATAAGTATGAGCCTGACTTTATAAAAGATAAAATACTTATTGAAGCTAAAGGTAGATTCTGGGATCACGCAGAATATAGTAAGTACATCTGGATCAGAAAGTCTTTACCTGCTACAATGGAACTTATATTTTTATTTCAAAAACCTTATGCCCCTATGCCAGGAGCTAAGAAAAGAAAAGACGGTACTAAAAGAACTCACGCTGAATGGGCAGAAGCAAATAATTTTAAATGGTATAGTGAAGAAACTTTACCAAAGGAGTTTAAATAATGATTGAAAAAACAGGACTTGATGAAGAAGCATATAATGAATTATTAGAAGCAAGAAAAATTAATGAAAGATATAGACCAAGTGAATCTATTAAAAGAAATCCAACTCCTATAGACAAGCTTGAATATATAACAGAGTTACTATGTATTTATTGTGACAATAACTTTGAACCAGAAACTATTTCTTTTGATCCAAATGAAGGAAATCCTAGTTGGAAAGATTGTGAAGTAGCTTGTGCATATATTAGTGATATTAGAAAGGAGTTAAAATAATGACAGATGTAGTTAATAATCCAGACCATTATAATCAAGGAAAGATTGAATGTATTGATGCTATTAAAGCTATGCTAAGTACAGAAGAATATATTGGATATTTGCGCGGTAACTCACAGAAATATAGATGGAGATACAGATACAAAAACGGAGTAGAAGATTTAAAGAAAGCAGAATGGTATGAAGCTAGACTCTTAGCAACAATAGAAGATACAGAAGTGGAGTATTACAATGCTAAGTAGATTATTATACATGATACCTTTCTTTGGTATGGTAATAGGATCATACTTTATATGGAGTGCAGATATAAGAGCAGCATTAATTATGTCAGGTCTTGCATTAACACAAAGTTTAATATGTTTTGCTTATCTTACATTTCAAATTACAGTAAACGGAACAGAAGGAACATTAGAAGTAGAAGTAAAACTATGGGATGCTCTTATGCCTGTTATATTTTTAATGTTATCTTCTACAATATTTTTATTATTAACTTATCAAATAGCACAGGCATTTAGCTTATGAGTAATGAGATAAATATAAAAGCAATTTTTTTAAAAGAAAGCAGTCTTGAAATACCAGAGAGTCCTGACATTTTTTTTAATACTTCTAATGAAGTAGTTACTGAATTGAATTGTACATCTTCTTTTTCTTCTTTTGAAATTAACAATGAAGATAACTATGAAATAACTTTAGCTTTAGAACTTATAGCTAAAGATAAAACATACAATAAAATTTTATACATATTAAACTTTATTTACTCAGGATTTTTTAGTCTTAAAAATTATACAAAGCAAGAAGAAATAGATGAAGCATTGGCTGTAGATTGTCCTAACATAATATTTCCTTATGCAAGACAATATGTTTCTACAATCACAGGGTTAACTTCTTTACCTGTTTCTTTAATACAAGATATTAACTTTAAAAAATTATATTACAATGAAATTGGAAAGGAATACAAATGAACACTACTGAACTACCTACTAACTATCAACAGTTTATACATCTAAGCAGATATGCTAGATGGAATGAAGAACATCAACGTAGAGAAACTTGGGAAGAAACTGTAACAAGATACTTTGATTTTTTTGGAAAACAAATAGTACAAAATACTAAATTAAATAAAGTTGACTATGCTGTAATTAGATCTACATTACAAAAAGCTGTGTTGTCATTAGATGTTATGCCAAGTATGAGAGCATTGATGTCAGCAGGTAATGCTTTAGAAAAAGATAACGTAGCAGGATTTAACTGTAGCTATGTAGCTGTTGATACACCTAGAGCTTTTGATGAAACATTATACATACTTATGTGTGGTACAGGGGTAGGGTTTAGCGTTGAACGTCAATACATAAATCAATTACCAGATTTACCAGAGGATTTATTTCCTACAGATACTGTTATTAAAGTAGCTGATTCTAAGATTGGATGGGCAAAGTCCTACAAAGAACTTATGTCTTTACTATATGCAGGACAGATTCCTACATGGGATGTTTCAAACATTAGACCTTATGGTGCTAGACTTAAAACTTTTGGAGGCAGAGCAAGTGGCCCAGATCCTCTTGAAGAGTTGTTTGATTTTACTATTAATATTTTTAAAGATGCAATGGAGAAACAACAAAGAAAACTTCATTCATTAAACTGTCATGATTTGATGTGTAAGATTGCAGAAGTTGTAGTGGTAGGTGGAGTAAGGCGAAGTGCTTTAATCTCTCTTAGCAATCTCTCAGACAGTCGCATGCGTAATGCTAAGTCAGGTGCTTGGTGGGAAGATAATCAGCAAAGAGCATTAGCTAATAACTCTGTAGCCTATACAGAAAAACCAGACGTAGGTACTTTTATGCGTGAATGGTTATCTTTGTATGAATCTAAAAGTGGTGAGCGTGGTATCTTTAATCGTCAAGCTGCAGAGAAACAAGCATCAAAGAATGGTAGGCGAGAAGACTATAAAGACTTTGGTTGTAATCCTTGTAGTGAAATTATTCTACGCAATAAACAATTCTGTAATCTTACTGAGGTTGTAGTTAGAGAAGATGATGATATTAATACTTTAAAAACTAAAACAGAAGCAGCGACTATACTTGGTACATTCCAGGCTACGCTAACAAATTTTAGATACCTGACAAGTAAATGGAAACACAATACTTTAGAAGAGTCATTGCTTGGTGTATCACTTACAGGTATAATGGACAATGTTAATATGATAAATGGCAAGATAGATTTACAAGAGTTAAAAGATCTGTCAATATCCGTTAATAAAGTATGGGCTAAGAAACTAGGTATCCCCCAATCCGCAGCAATTACCTGCGTTAAACCTAGCGGAACAGTAAGTCAACTGGTCAATAGTGCTTCTGGTATTCACACTAGACATAGCCCATACTACCTTCGCACCGTCAGAGCAGATAAGAAAGATCCTTTAGCAAAATTAATGGTAGATGCAGGAGTCTATCATGAAGATGATCTTACTAAACCAGAACACACTTATGTCTTTTACTTTCCTATGAAGAGTCCTAAAGGTGCGCTGACTAGAAAAGATATATCAGCTATTGAACACTTAAATATCTGGAAGGACTATCAAGATAAATGGTGTGAGCATAAACCTTCTGTAACAATCTCAGTTAAAGAAGAAGAACAATTAGATGTAGGAGCTTGGGTTTATAAAAATCTAGATGAAACATCTGGTATCTCTTTCTTACCTTACTCAGATCATTCATATAAACAAGCTCCTTATCAAGAGATAACTTATAATGAATATAGAAAATGGTTAAAGAAAACTACAGACATAGTAGATTGGTCTAAGATAACAGAGTATGAGACAGAAGATAATACTGAAAATACTAAAGAGCTTGCATGTAGTGCAGGAACTTGTGAGATAATTTAATGGCAAGAATAAAAAGGGAAGAAGCAAAGTTGTTAGCGTATGCAATTTTGTTTAATAAACAAGGACAGTTAATTACTGAACGTACAAGTACAGACATTACACAATTAAAAAAACATTTAACTAAAGAAGATTTTAACCTGTTACAGTCCACAATGCGAAGCGCGACCAGAGAATTAGATAATGTACATAATAAAATAGAAGCGGATTTAAATGGGCGAAAAGCATAGTGATAGACTTTAAAAGTTTAATTGATCCTATGTCTGTTGAGGAATTTAAAACAGAATATAAAGATAAAAAATTCTGTGTTATTAAAGGAAATAGATTTAGAAGATTTATGTACAGTAATATTATTTCTTGGCATAGACTTTCTGATTACATTAATAATGATAGAGCAGTAGCAGGCATACAAGCTATACTACCCAATGGTAAAAAACTTTGTATGGAAAAAAATAATCTTTATCAAGGATCTAAAACTTCATGGGCTAAAAAAGATTACTTTGATAAAAAATATTTACATACTCTTTGGAATAACAATGGATCTATTATACTAACTAAAGCATCTATGCTTACTCAAAGTATTTCAGATATAGCAGAAGCTATAGAGACAGAGTTTAAAGGCGCATGTGATGCTCATTTTTATTGTAGTAGAAACTCTAAAGGAAAATCTTTTCGCCCACATATAGATCATGATGATAATTTTCTTGTACATTGCATTGGCTCAGTACAATGGACAGTCTGTAATAGTTTTGAAAACAATACAAAAGATGTAGAAACTTTTAAATTAACTGCAGGAGATATGCTTTACATTCCAAAAGGAATAGGCCATTCTGCTATACCCTTATCTAAAAGAATATCTATATCTGTTCCTTTATTAGAAGAAAAAAATATAGTGCCTATAAATAGAAACTTTTATAATTTTTAACTTCCTTGTTTAATAGTAATAGTAGAACTACTCCCTCCGTTGGTAGTTATTTGATTTACTTTTCCTTCTTGTTCTATTCTTATATTGTAAGAACCTGATTTGTCTACGCTCATCTCTAGTGTATCTTCTATAGCTCTTAAGAACTTTAAGTTTGTGTCAGTAACAAAGGTACTGATCTGCGTATCCTTATCATAACCTACTGCTGTTCCTTTAACTCCGTCTGCTGACAAAGCTTTCTCAGCTTTACCTAACTCATCTACTTCTTGAATAATGTCTAAGAGATCTTCTAGAAAGTTACCTGCCAAATAATCTACATCAAGCTCTGTATATTCTAAATCATCTTTAGCTAAAGCATCTTCTTCAAGTCCATCAAACTCTAAAAAGTCTACATCTAATAGATTATCTACAGCAGTAACTGATTCATCTGTTTGAATCTCTTTAGTCTCTGGAGGATTTACAATAAGCATATTGTCAATCATATCTAGTGTTAGGTCTAATACTACAGCAGGAGTAGGTGCTGTTTCAAAATTATAGACTGTAGTAGCCTCATAAGCTTTGTTAAGTATTACCTGACCTAAGGCCGTATCAACAGTTATCTCCCCACTTGCATTACCAAACTCATCAGGCAAAAGTATTACCAAAGCTTCACCAGTTTCTTTTACAGTTATTGTGAAGTCTGTCCCCCTTATTCCAATGGTTGCCGCGTGTGTCCTGATTGTAATATTATCTTTAGGTATGCGTGGCTTCTTACTGGATATAAATCTCCCGGTTCCTTTTACAAAATTAAGAGCCATACTTGACTTGCTAGGATTGACATCAAATACAAACTCATCAATAATCACATTGCTGTGTTCTGTTAAACGTATTGTTGTATCATCTCTAAACGTAACACCCATTCTACCTTGTGCAGTTTCTAGTTTGTCCATAGAGTTAAGCGAGAAATCAATCTCGCTCTTATAAGGTTTATCTCTTACTACTCTGGTATTTCCGTTTAATTGTGTAATGTTTCCAATATTAACATCCAACGCTTGTGCCTTGATCGTCTTGGTTAATGCAAACTGTACCGTTAGAACCAGTAGAAGTAACTTTAACCCAATCTGAATCTTGTGTGCTTTGTTGATCCACATCAAAGGCTCTTGAACTTCCTGTGTGTGTAAGGTGAAAATATCCCTGGGCATAACCATCTCCATCATAATTTACTGTATTACTATCGCCATCTATATTCATATAATTAGTAGCTGAATCCACATCAATGTCAGCATTAATAGTATTACTAGAACCTTGCACAGTCCAATCTATATCTGCGCTACTTGCTAAAGCACTAGTAGCTAGATCAAGTGTAAAGGTGTTGGTACTACCTGTCACTTGGACATTAACGTTTGAACCATCTGCACCAAACGAATTGGTTGAATCCATTTTAGATGTGAACGTGTTAGTATCGCCATCAAAATTAAAGTAACCTGTGTATGAATCTGCATACATATCTCCTAGAAATTTGTTAGCATCACCAATCTGATTTATGTCTAACGTCATGGATGTTCCGTCAAGATCCAAGGCTGTCATTGAACCTGCTACTGCAGTAAGACCACCTATAATGTTACCACTACCTAACTGTTCAAGATCTATATTAGCTGTAGCTCCTACTTGATCTACAAAGATTTCGTTGTCTGAAGCTGTTGCGGAAATGCTAACAAGCATTAACAAGCTAATTAATTTCTTCATATTCCCAATACCCCCTGGTTATTCCTATTTTAATTATTTGTAAAACACCTTCTTCTATTGCCTGTTGTAGAGCTATAGAGGTACTTTCGTTCTCTGCAACTCCTCCTTCTACTTCAATAAGTCTTCTGCCTTCATCTAAAAATCTAAACACATCCTGCGAAAGACCTGCTGATGTAACTGTTTTAGATACTAATACTTCTATTAATATTTCTCCTGTTGAGACAGAAACTAATCTCAAAGATATGGTAATTAAATCTTCTCTATACTGTTTAGAACTTCCTAGACCTAACAGTCTTGCTCCTGCGCCTCCAGATTTTATATTAGAATCATACGATAACACTCCTCCCTGAATCAAGAGTCCTGCTAGTAAAAGAGGTTTGACGCTGCTGTCCTCTTCAAATGTTTCTCTTGTTGAACGTATAAGTTGTCTTTCTTTAGTAAGTGAATCTAATCCTACGCGCTCTGCAACTTGAAAAAACTTTCCCTTTGCAGCTTGTTTTAAAGCTCTGATAAGAAATGCTTCAGGGGCCTGCGTAATTGCAGTACTGAACAAGGCAAACTGCCCATTACTTCTGCGCTGTCCTGTGTGATCTCTAAAGCTATTAGGGTATATAGCTATTACTGGTTTTCGTATTGCTGCAGGAAGTTGTTTTAATTCTTCAGACTGTAGTTCTAATACAGAAGAACTTTTTATTACAACATTAGGTATACCGCTTCCGTTTAATAAATCTTTAGATGCACAACTAGAAAGTAAAAGTACCAATAGGCACAGTAATACTGGTCTGCCCCCCATTTTCGTCTGTAATAGTAAGCGTGATAAGTTCATTTTCAACTTTGTATTCAATAGTATTTCCTTCTAGCTCAAGTGATCCTGATGTTTGTGGTGTCTCACCAAATAATTGTTCTACCATTTGCCTAGATAATTGTGCGTAGATTCTGCTTTCTAAATTTCTTATAAACCTTGCAAGTGTAGTGTTATCTGCTTCTCTAGCTAACTGATCTTGATATGCTTCTATCTCTTCTTTAATAGCTTGCTTTCTTGTAGCTTCTTGGTTCTCTATTGTAAGATAGTGACTGCTAGTATTTACTCCAGAAAAGCTAGGACTTTTAAATTTAAATAACAATTCGTCTGCAAAGATATCTCCTTGCCAAATAAAAAAAGCTATTAGGTTAATTTTAATCTTTTCTTTGATCTTCACGGTCTGCTTTTGCCACCTTATCTATTTCAATTAAATTAGGAATACCAAGTAATGTTTTTAGTAAAACATCTTGACGTATAGTTTGATTATCAAGTGCGCGTACCCTATCAATTAAAGCTACAATTATTCCGTATTGAGCATCAAGTTTAGTGCTTAGTCTTTCTTCCATTGCGTTAAGACTAGCATCTACTTTTTCATCAACTACATCTATCTTAGCTTCCATACCATCAATAATGCGGTTAATAAGTTTCCATATAAAGAAACCTAAACCTAATGCAGATGCAACTGGAAAGCCTACCTGATTAATCAGATTTATAATGTCTTCCATTACTTATCGTCTTTACTTCCAGTATTAGACGCTCCAAAATAAAAAGATATAATAGCACTTGCAAGACCACCAAGATAACCTAGCACTAAGTTGATCAACGCTTCGCTGTTCTGCTCTGGAGGCTGCAGAGTAATTAGAAAAATGTAACCCATAAAGCCACCAACAACAACTAATCCCATGATTCTAGATGTCCAATCTTTAGAAAATTTCCCTCTTGCATCTTGTATGTCTTTAGTTTGAAGATCATATAGATCTACATCTAACTCTTTCATTTTTACTTCAAAGTCTGCATCAATCTTTTTAATCTCTGCAAGTTGTTCTGGTGTGGCTGCTTGTACTGCTTGCTCTATTTTCTTAGGTGTAGGCTCACATCCTAAAGTTTCAGCAATCATATTAGCTGCCATATTGCCCATAGGCCCACCCAGGGCTGTACCGATTGTTGGAGCTACTGCGCCTATTAAGTTTTTTATCATTCCAAATTTCATTCTACTTGCCTCTAGTTAGTTCATCAGGACTAAAACGTATATTACTTTCTAGTATTCTATCTACAGAATCCATAATTATTTCTAATGGTAATTCTGGCATCCCCTTTAAATGAGCTTCTAAAAGCTCTTCATAAACTTTTCTAAACTCTTCTCTTTTTAACCAAGCTAAATCTTGTTTAGTTCGCATCTTGCAATCTATGCGATACGCTCTATCTAAGTCATCTTCATGGTACATAATAAGTATATCTTCTGAATACATATCTTTACTCAAATCTAGTATTTTTAAATTTATCTAGATAATCAGAAAGTTTAGTACCATAAGCATCTTGCTTATCTCCTTCTCCTAAATTTCTAATAAACTGTTTCATACCTGTAAAGCCTCCTAAATGAGCAACACCAACCATTCCTGGTTCTGTAATAGCTACTCCATTAATTTTTTGACCAATATATTGATCCAGTTTATTTCTTTTAATTCCTTTTCTAATATCACTAACATGCCAATCAAATACTTCATCTTGTAATTTTTTATCTGCTAAAAATTCTTCATTAGTAAAAGATGTATTATATCTATCTTTGTAATCTTTTAATCTACTCTTACCAAATTGATACGCACCCATATATCCTAGACTATTTACAGCTTCATAATTTCCAGAGCTTTCACTATCTCTTAACTTATCTTTAAATAGTTTAGGTAATATTATTTCATCAGTTACTAAAGTTCTAGGAACAGCTTGTGCAGCTCCTCCTATTAATACAGCGTCTTGTGTTTGAAATTGTATATCTTCCATTTTTGTTTCAGCCCTGTTTGCTGCACCTTTAGCTCTTCTTAAAAGTGCGCCTAAAAATCCTCTAGCTCTTTTTAATAAACCACCTAAGAATACTTGTTGTCTTCTATCTAGTATTTCTGTAGCTAAAAACTGGTTCTCTCTAAGTAATGTATAGCCCTCTTTAGTCTTTATAGCATCATAGCCTAGTTTAAGTATTTCATTCTTTATTAAAAAACTTTTACTTTTAGTAATTAATTTTTCTTTATTAGCAGTCCTATCAGGATCATCATTAAGAACATCATCTCTAAGAGTAAGTTGATAGTTTGTTTCTTTAATAATTTCATTAGCAATAAAATCATCTGTATATATTATATCATCTTTATTTTTGTTAATACTTTCTTGTACAGTTTCTAGTTCTGTATTATCAATATCTAATTCTAATAACTTATGAAATTTAATTTTACCTGCTACGTTTCCTCTGCCTTTAGCTTTGTATACAGGAACTCCAATAGTATCTGACTTGCGGTATGCTTCTAGTTTATCTGCAACTGTAAAGCCTTTTAAGTCTATGTAGAATGTATCTTTAATATCTAATGTAGGTAACGTATCTTCTGTATGCAAAGCAATAGGAGTTGTGTCTGTAGTTCCATATTCATTTTGATCTCTAGTTAAAAACTTATAAACATCTGTTATATTATTGTTGTTTTGTGTAACTTCTCCACCTTCTGCAAAAGACTCTACAGAATCTTTATCATATACAACTCCTTGTCCTAAATTCCTAGTAAATTTTTTAATATCATTTCTAGAAGGAATTACTCCAAAAATTTTCTCATTCTTTTTAAGAGCAGAATAAAAAGGAATATTAGTTCCAAGAATTTCAGGAATACTTTTATCTGTAACTACAGAATCTATAAGGTCTGCAGGAAGAGGCCCTAATGGAGCTTTAATTGCTGCAGCTGTTTCTCTACCGCCATACTTAGCCCCTTCAAGATATTTATGTATATATTCATAAGGCCCAAATCCACCCCATCTTCTTATAGCTTCTCCCATAACTTTACTATCTTCTTCTTGTAAACTTCTGCCTTCACTTCTAATAGC